TTAAACCGGCAAGGGCGTCCGTAATCCCGAATCGTCCGTCTCAATGAAGAAGACGCCCCGGTCAGCGTCATACCAACGAGTGACCACGTTGTCACCGACAGCGGCATAGGCCATCGTGATCAGTTCGGCCATGCTGGTTTCACCGTCGAAAAGCGCGCGGTACGCATCAGGCACTTCGATGCCCTTGCTTGCGCTATAGCGCTTCCGATTGAGCTCACTCTCGCGCATGTCCTTCGCCACGTAGCCCGCGATATAGCGAGCGATAGCACCAGCACCGCGCATAGGCTTGCCCGTGCCCCAACGGCCCTTGCGCTTCGCCTCATCGAAATTGCCGCCCAGCTTGCCCGCGACACTGCGCCAGATGCCACGCATCACCGCCCAGCTTTTGACCTTGACACCCTTGTCCGTAAGGCGCATCGGCAGAGCATGCGTAGCGATGTGAACGTGGTAAGCCCCTCGGGCCTGCTTTTCCAGAACTGCGATATAGCGCCATCCGGGGATCACCGAGGCCACCTTGCGCCGGAACCTATCGAGGCAGCGCAAGGCCACTTCCCTGTCCATGACGTTCTCCCTGAACGTCAGCGTCCACAGGGCATTGATGCCCATGGTCTTGCACTTGTGCCTGACCTCCTGCTTTGCCCGCCGTGCTGCGCTTTCCTGGGACTTCTCACGATCACCGAGGCCACGGGGCGCTATAGCCCGCAGATCGCGCTCTATGGCGCGATCAAGGGTGTCCGAAGGGTCAGGTATCACCCGCATGACAACGGCCTCACGATGGCCATTGCCAAAGTCTCGGGACATGAACTTAATCCGGGGCCGCTCACTGGCAGAGCGAGACGCATCCGTGAGACCTGCAAGAGCATCGGCGAAGGGGTGAGCAGCTTTAGCGGCCTGAAAGGCCTTGTGCTGGGCCTGAACGGCCCGCATAGCCTGCAAACGATCAAGGGCGTCCTGAGACCACCCAGAAGTGTCCAATTGGCGTACAGTAGATGCCACGTCGATTCCTTAAGTCTTTGACGTCACGCCCTCGGTCACCTGCCAGTGACGCGGGGGCTTTCTTTTGCCTTAACGACGGGCAAGAAGCCAGCCGCAAACAAAACCAGAAAAAAAGATGGCCGCACCGAGGACCATGGAGGCATCAATCAGGGAATCCAAACCATCCATCTCAAACCTCAATTCGTTATGTGTTCCTTAGATAAATCTAGGCGGGCTTCGCCCGCCCTTCGGCGCCTCCCCGCAAGCGGGGGCCCCTCCGCTGGGCGGGGACTGCGCCACCTCACGCGCTAAGGGACGGCTGTCCTGCGTGTCCTTCGGCACTTCGGCAGCTTGCGGACTGGTGGAGGGCTGTCCTTCGTGTCCTACGGCACTACGGCAGCTTGAGCATGGATAGAGGGTGATAGCCCGCACAGCGTCATGCCACGACCGAGCCAGCCATACGTCTCGGTTCGTTGTACCGGCAAGGCTGCCAGGCCTCAATGCCAAGCCCTGCGGGTTGCCCGGCCCCTGATCACCGAGCGGGTGCCTTTGGCCCCTGTAGACCGAGCGTGAGCCGGTCAAGCATTGACCCCTGCCATCCTTACCTGTGCATGCCGTCTTTACGACGAATGGCCCACCCCACCGGGGTGCGGTCAGCTTCGACGGGGACGCACCTATGACCATCGCCGCCAACTTGAAACGATTCGCCGAGGCCATGGCGCTGCAACTGCCACTGCCGTTTCGCGGGTTCCGCCGCCCGAACCTCGCACGCCCTACGACCAGGGCCGCACGCATCGCCAGAGCAGCACGTAGCGCTATCCGCAAGGCCGCACTAGCGATCAAGACAGAGAGGCCAGCACCGAAGCCAGTGCCGCCAGCCAAGCCCACTGAAACACAGACGATGTTCCAACTGACGATGGCCCTAACTCGACTGGAAATCATGGACATGATTAGCTTCTAACGCTGGCGCATCCAGGCAAGCACCTCGCCATCCCTAGAAGCCGCAACAGCCTCGCCAGAGCCGGCGTAGCTCAGCGTGGTGCCGAGATCCCGCACGGGATCACGTGGCGCATACGAAGGGCTGAGGCCAACGGCTGATGACGTCGACAAAGAGTGCGACTCGACTACAGGCGCAGAGGGCGCTGCCTGTGCCCTGGCACTCTGGGTTGGAAAGACGCCAGCTTGCGGCGCATCGCAGATAACAGCGCGAACCGTACCCTCGTAATGCAGCAGGCCCGAGCAATGGGACTGCCCCTCCCATCTGTACCCAGCAGCCACAAGGTCAGCGTCAGTGAGAGGGCCTAACGCCTGCCCGTTCTGACTCACGACGAACGACCACACCTTGCGGCCATGCATGTTCATGTAACCGACAAGATGAAGACCGCGCGAAGCATAAGGCTCAGGCCGCACGGATGCCACGGCAGAAGACGCAGCGTCAGCGGACGCATGAGCGGCGTGTGATCGCGTAGGGCGTGCCGTGGCGTGACTGGCCGAGGCTTTGACATGAGATGGGGGCTTTGCTTCCCAGGGCGCATGAACCTTGCCCGACGCAACCATGTAGATGACGACCAATAGACAGACGACAGCGCCATAGACAGACCAATGCTGCCAGATAGGCCGGATGTCCGATGCGTTCGACTCACTCGCCGCAACGCCCTGCGTGTGGCTTTTGTAGAGCGCGAAATACTTCGGATCGTACGCACGCTGATTGGTGTTGACGACCTCGCCACGCAAGCCATCTTGCACCTTGCGGGTGTAGGTCTTCGTGCTGCCAAGGGCGACATTCTTGCGCACACGGTAGACCATCTGCACGTTGTCGCGGATGGCCTGACTGATCTTGCCGTAGGACTGCGTGAGCAGCAGGACATCGGCATTGAAGTGGCGATGCAGGGCAAACCACTCCTCGACCTGCCGGTCAGTCTGCCCCTTAGGCAGAGGATATTGACACTCATCAATGACGTACAGAGGGCCCTGCTTTGTTTCAGGGTGCCGCCAGTCATCGTAATAGTCCCAGACGCCGCCAAAGACGCGCGCATCAGGTGCAGGGTCCAGCGTCTTGCCATCGGGCCAAAGACGGTACGCCCCAGCCTCATCCGTAGGATGCCACGTACCCCTGATAGGCATAGGCTTCGTGCGCTTTTCTAGCAGGTCAGCAAAGCCGGGGTTGATATCAGCATAAGCGTCGATGTCAACAGGCAGGTTCGTGATGACCTTGCGACCCTTGCGCAGCGCGGCAAGGATGTGGAAGACATTGGCCTCATAGCTTTTGCCAGAGCCCGAGACACCAATGAGCAGGTTCTGCATTTCAGCTTCCCAGGCGAGTGAATGGCACCAGTTGGAGCAGCAAGCGAATGCCCAAGGCAGTGACGATCATGCCGACAGCAGTAGGCACGCCAACAGCGGCAAGTACCTCGATAACGCCAGCAGGCAGACCGGCCCAAGAACCAGCCACGGAGGCAAGGCCCGTGAAGTCAAATGCGCTGAGGATGTGCGTGACGAGGCCCATCACTTGCTCAAAGGCCCAGCAGACGCAATCGGTGGCGAAATCCCATGCGGCCTTAAAAACAGCAACGGCAAGATCACCGATCCACTTGGCGAGGGCAACGAACTTGCCCAGCACATAGGCCAAGGCTTGAATGATGGCGAGCATGCCTTAGCCCCCGAAGATGATGCGACGGCAAGCGAGCGCAGCCGACACGATGACAATGGCGCGAATGGCAGACCAGACCCAACACGGGATTGAGACATCGGCCGTGCTGTAGTCGTTGATACCGTACATGACCGGCAATTGCCACTGAGGACAGCCGCCATCGCCAAAGGACGGCACGAGCGATTGCAGGAAAGTGAATATGGGCGCCTGCTTTAGCGAGTCCACCCCCGAATCCCACACGCCCTTCAAACCATCGGGATACTTTTGCTCGTAAAGATCCGGGATAGGAGGCATCTCGGGATCAGTAGGCGGCGGGTATTCATCACCCTCGGTCGATGTCTCACCGCCGCTCACAACGTCACCCTCGTTATTGATGATCGTGGTGTTGGTGATGTTCGTCACCATTGTGGTGTTGTTGTTGTAGGTGACTGCGGCGCGTTCCTGCGTGACACGCTGACCACCATCGGGCAAGGGCTCTGTGGTCTTAGGCCCAAGGCGCTGAGCATCGCCAGTGATGCTTACTGGCGAATCGACATCAACCGTACGGGAATCGATGGAGGCCGATTCCGGGAGCTTCGCCAAGTCATCCCACAGCTTGGGCACCTGTTGAGGGAGCTTCTCGGGATGCTTAGACGGATAGTTATCTAAGGCGTCCTCCGCATCCTGCATGGTCGCAGGTTCCCACCCCTCAACGACAGAAACCGAGCACTGGAGACCGGTGTACCACGCGACAATTTCGCCATCACACACGGCATATGACTGGACGGACCTAGATCCCCCGCCAGCAATGGAACAGACAACATTCTGCAAAGGCCCGCCATTCGGATACCGGTTACAGGATATCGCCCCCGTCAAATTAGGATAAGCGGCACGCAGCAATCCAGACAAATAAGACTCGGGGTTAGAGACAACCCTTGTCATGACAGGCCCCGAGCCATCCAGAACAAACAGAATCTGAGGGGGGACAACATCCTCACGCTCAACGCACTTCTCGAAAATGTCGATACCCGATGACCGGATGCACATGTCCGAAAGAATCTCAGCAACCACCAAACCAGTGCCAACAACGGGCACGGCTTTAAGAGCCTTCTTCCATGTTTTGGACAACGCAGAATAAGGGACATCTCTCCTAACCACAGCATCAACGGCGCCGTGCTTGGTTGGAACCCTAGCCCTAGACTCAATGGCGAAATCACCGTTGTTCTTGACGTTCTTCGCAAGCAGACGTTGAAAGTCAGAAGGGGCGTAAGGATCACCGACGTTCGCGGGGCGATCCATCAGGTTCCACATGAGCTGACCGGGCGTGCTGGTGGCAGTCGCAGAGGGGAGCGAGTTGGGGCTAACCGCAACGGCATAGGACGACGTTGGCAACGATGCGGCCAGGACCGCAACGAAGCCAACCACAAGCCCTGCGCCACGAAGGCCCAGAACGAAAGCGAGCGCGGCAACCGCGCCAATCAGGGCTACAAGAACCCAGAAAAGTGCGAGTACCGCGCCCGTGGCCATGAGTTACCCCTTAGGCCTTGTTGACCGCGCGCTTGGCGAGGCTGATGCCCTTCATCGCCAGGGCAATGGCCACGATAACGGCGCCAGTGGCGCCGACGAAGGTTGCGACAGACGCCAGATCAACGGCGGCAAAGATTTCGGTCATGGAACTCTCCTATGAGTTGAGAAAAACCGCGCATCCCGGCGCGGCAACGGATCGCCCGACGTTGGGCAGATTCAGAGCTTGCGAACAGCCGATACGGCAGCGCCAACGCCGTATCCAAGAGACCAGAGAAGGAGTACCGCACCGATGCCCCAGGACGCCACGTATAGGACGCCCTCCGCGTCGATGCCGAGGGCAGCAGGGGTGAAGGCCTCGTCAACCGTGAGCCACTGTTGGGACTCGGGCGGGCATGGGCTCACGTCTTGAGAACAGGTCAGGAGTAGCATGAAAGTTACTCCGATGGAGGGCTGTCCTGCGTGTCCTTCGGCACTTCGGCAGCTTGGGGACTTGCCACCGGCTGTCCATCGTGTCCTTCGGCACTCAGGCAGCTTGAGCGTTGAACGAGGGCGCCACCCGCTAACAGACGGCTGTCCTGCGTGTCCTTCGGCACTTCGGCAGCTTGGGGACTTGCCATCGGCTGTCCATCGTGTCCTTCGGCACTCAGGCAGCTTGCGCGTTGAACGAGGGCGCCACCCGCTAACGGGCGGCTGTCCTGCGTGTCCTTCGGCACTTCGGCAGCTTGCGGACTTGCCACCGGCTGTCCATCGTGTCCTTCGGCACTCAGGCAGCTTGAGCACCCAGGAGGGCACGAAAGCCACCAGTACGGCGCAGGGCCGAAAGCGATGACCGCTAGGCGGGGGCTGTCCTGCGTGTCCTTCGGCACTTCGGCAGCTCGGGGACTTGCCATCGGCTGTCCATCGTGTCCTTCGGCACTCAGGCAGCTTGAGCAACCAGAAGGGCACGCAAGCCACCAGTAGGGCGCGGGACCGAGGTAAGCAGGGCGCATCAGACGCCCCAACCGATCAAGAGCGCGGCAAGGTTGCGCGCCCGGTCAAGACAAGCAGCTTCGTCAGCTGAGTCGCGGTAATGCCGGGCCAGAAGAATCTGGCCGAGCACATGGCGAAGAGCGAGGGCAATGCCACTCATGGCTTAAACCCTCGCAGGCTGGTTGCGCCAAGCAGCGCGGGCAGAAGGCACCAGTTCGCGCCAGCCCATCATCAGCGGCACGCGGGGGCGCACGTCGATGGTGAGAACAACGCCCTGAGACTCTGCCGCTTCGACCAGAGAACGAAGGCGCTCAAGATAGGAGGCGACCACCTCGGGGGACGCCTGAGCGCCGGGCGAACCGTCAGCGACGGTGCCTTGAGAGGCAACATCACCGACGACGCAGAGGCCGGGGGCGATCACGACGCAGCCTTAGAAGCAGCGGCAGGAGAGGTGCCGCGCACAGCGTAGGGCTGCAGGCCAACCAACACCGCTTCGATGCGGCGGGTCTGGAGATTCGGGCGCAACGAGAAGGAGCCAATGAACTTGCCCGTCGTAACCTTGCCCATCAGGTCCTTCGGGATCTGCAAAACCCCGACCTGATCCACCTCCCCGGAATCGGTCAGGAGCAAGCACTCAGCGTCTTGCATCTCGTAAGGCTTGCCGGTTTTTTGGCTCACGCCCTTGCGGACTTCATTGAGCTTGAGGATATCGATGATCGAGTGCATGGAAAATCTCCAGTTGGAACGAGCCCTAAAGGGCGATAGAACCCGGGCCACTTAGGGCAAGGGATGACGAAAACAGAGGAGCGAGAAGATGAAGGACATGGGATGGCTGATCGCAGCCATAGCGGTATTGGCAGTGCTCGGGGCACTGGCAGGCGGCAAGGCCAAAGGCAAGGGGCGAGGGGAGAAGCCCAGAGCGAAAAAGCTACTTACGGAGCGGGAACAGGCGATGTATTCGCGACTGATCGAGTGCTTCCCAGACCGAGTGATCCTCACGCAGGTATCAATAGGGGCCCTGCTGACAGCCAAAGCAACCGCAACCCGGAATACGTTTGATAGAAAGATCGCGGACTTCGTGCTGTGCAGTCGAGCCTTCGAAGTGCTGGCTGTGATCGAGCTAGACGACCATTCGCACCGAGGGAAGGGCGCCAAGGACAGCGCGCGGGACAAGATGCTCACCGAGGCCGGATACAAGACGATCAGGTTCAAGAACGTCCCGGATAGAAGCGAGCTAATAGGCGCAGTAAGCGCAGCGCTCACCGAGCCGAAGCCTGTCCCCCTCAAGAAAGATAGCCCCACGTCCACCACCCCTTAAGCAGTAGCCCCCAAAGCCGCGCGCGGGGGCATAATTACTTACTTCTTAGCGAATGCTTGCCAAAAAAAGCAAGTGTTTGCCATTCTAAGCAATGCTTTCCAAAAAGGTGAAGTAGATGCAATTGCAATCGTTAATCGCGCAGGCCGCATCAATAGTCGGAAGCGAATACCGTATCGCCAAGGAACTGCAGATTCCTCAGAGCTACATCACGCAATGGAAGCAGGGCACACGAACGTGCAGCGCAGAGGACCGGGCAATCCTGGCGGAGATGGCAGGCGTTGACCCATGGCCGGAGATCGCGCAAGCCATGGAAGAACGCTGGGCAGGGAAGCCGAAGGGCGACCGGCTTCGCGCCCTTTTCGCCAAGCGCCTAGAAGCTGTGCGAAACTTGTAGGTTCCCCCAGAAAAACCGCTTGCCGTGCCCGATTCAGGCGCAATGGCGGACAACATCCCACGCCACCGACGTCTCTTTGGAGCCTGTTTTGAAGCCGATCGCCAAGTCCAGCAAGCTTGCCAGCGTCTGTTACGACATCCGTGGGCCCGTGCTGGAAAAGGCGCGGCAGATGGAAGAAGACGGCCACAAGATCATCAAGCTGAACATCGGCAACCTGGCGGTGTTCGGCCTGGAGCCGCCCGACGAGATCGTGCAGGACATGATCCGCAACCTGTCGAGC